CGCTCCAACTGCTCAGGTGACCACGAGCGGGCGCAAGCTGCGCCACTGGGATGATTTGAAATCCAGCGATTTCCCGGCGCTATTCCAGGCGCAGGGCGATGACGAGATCGCCGCACATGGCAATCTGCCGCCGGCGCACTCAATGCTCGCCAAGTGGTGGGTGTACGCCTACACCGACCCCTCACAGAACAAGACACCTGCCGAGGTCATCAATCCACTGCTCGATGCAGTGGAGGCGGCGCTCGCGCCGGAACCGGGCCAGAGCGCGCAAACGCTCGGCGGTCTGGTGGATCAGTGCTACATCGAGGGCAAGGTTGAAACGGACGAAGGGCTGCTCGGGGACTACTCCGTCGCCATCGTCCCCATTCGCATCAAGGTTGGAGGGTAGAGGAAATGGCAAGGAAGAAAGGCCCTACTGGGGTGGATGAAGTGGAACAGGTGATGGATGCCTGGTGGACGCGACACGTGCAGAACTCTCCCGTCTCGCGCAACACCGAGGCATTCAATCACTTGCAGTCGATCTTTGGCACGCTCAAAGCAGATGTCAAGGCCATTGTTTCGCCGGCCCCCGCGGCCGCAGATGAAGAGGTAAACGACAATGCAGCTTAAATTCGGCACGGGCTCCCTGTACGGAGTCAACACGGCCGCCAACTCCACGCCGGTGCGCTTCGGCGGCTTGCAGGACGTGAACGTGGACATCAGCTTCACAGCCAAGGAGTTGTTCGGTCAGTATCAGTTCCCTATCGCGATTGCGCGCGGTGAGGGCAAAATCACGGGCAAGGCAAAGTTCGCACAGATCGATGGCGTAATCTACAACGACCTGTTCTTCGGTTCCACGATGACCTCAGGCCAGACGGTGGGCGCCGAGGACGAGGCGGCTTCGATCCCAAGCGCTACGCCGTGGACGGTGACGGCAGCAAATGCCGCGACGTTCGTCGAGGATTGGGGCGTCACCTACGCCGCTACCGGTATCGCGTTCACGCGCGTGGCCGCCGGAAGTGAGGCTACAGGCTCCTACTCTGTTGACCCCTCGACGGGCGTGTACACATTCTCAACGGGCGACTCCGGGGTCGATGTGAAGCTCAACTACAGCTACACGGTGACAGGGTCTGGATACACGCTCTCTGTCACGAACCAACTACAGGGCGCCTCCCCGTTCTTCATCGCTCGGTTCAACACGACCTACAACAGTCAGCAGTATTATCTGGAACTCAAGCGCTGCATGGCGTCCAAGTTGACTGTTGCGTCCAAGATGAGTGACTGGAACATCGACGAGTTCGATTTCAGCGCCTTCGCCGACGCTGCGGGTGATGTCATGACTGTCGGCTTGGCCGAGTAAGGGGGCTTTATGAGCTTTGAAGCGAACGACAAGCTGGTGCCTGGCACCGAGGTCAACGTCGGGGGGCACGTGCTGACCGTGCCCCCGCTCAACCTGCGGGCGCTAAAAGAACTCAAGCCTGAGTTTGAGCGTGCGGGTAACTCCGATGGGCCGCGTGACGTGGAGGCCGAGATCGATGCTTCGGTGAAGATTATACAGCGGGCGCTAAAGCGCAATTATCCGAATATCTCACCGGATGACATTCTGGATACGGTGGATATGGCGCTTCTGCCAAAACTCACGGCGCTCGTGTGTGGTCAATCCGGCGTAGCGGGCAAGGAGTCAGGCGGTGAGCCGATGGGGGAATCGACTGGGGGAGCCTCTACGGGTACTTGATCGCATGCACGGGGTGGACGTATGACTACATTGATGAGGAAATGACGTTGCCCCGGGTGAACGAGATACTGAGGTACTTCGAGAAGGTTCCCCCGGTTGGCGTATCGGCTTACCGTCTTTCGCTCGCGATATGCGGAGAGCCGCCAAAGGTGCAGGAGGACGGCGATGATTTCGGGAAGCTGCTGGAGATGATGGGAAATGGCTGACATTAGCGAAATCAGCGTCGTACTGCGGGCAGTCATTGCCGACTTCCAAGCGAAGATGCAGGAAGCGGCTGGCGGAACGGAGGCGGCCAGTGCGCAGATAGATGCAGCGACCGCCAAGGTACAGGCGTCCATTGACGAGATGACGGCGCAGGTCACCGCTGCGATGGCCGCTCAGTCATCAGCGGTCAAGGCCGGAGCTGACTCGACAGTCGCAGCCCGTCAGGCTGAGGCGCAGAAGCTGGAGGCGATACTGGCTGCTGAGCGGGCGCGTCGGTCCAAGTCCATTGATGAGCAGATCGCGGAATCTGCGAGGCTGGGCGAGATACAGAGCACGGCCTATCTGGCAAGCGAGCAGGCACAGCGTGACATGGCCGCTGCGCGCGAAGTGAACTCGGCGGCTACGCAAGTTTCTGTTGATGCGATGCGCGAGGAGATAGCGGCAAACACCGAAGATACAGCGGCCACCTTGGAGAATGCCGCAGCGCATGATGCGGCAACACTTGCAATGGTGAACTCCAATACGACGCGTGAAGCCACTGTGCTGCTCGATGAGCTTTTGCAGCATCGATACCACCGGATGAGCGGATCGCTTCTAAACATGGCCCGGTACAGCGGACTGCTTGAAAAAGCTATGTCCCCACTGGGGTTAGCAATCATAGGTGTAACGGTTGCAGTAGCCGGTCTTACGGCTGTTTTCATCGGCGCGGAGGCGCGCCAGAAGAAACTAGACGAGTTGTTCCAGAAGACCGGCGGAATCCTCGGGGTTACGAAAGGCCAATATGAGGCGATGGGCAATGAGATTGCACGTGTAAGCGATGTCAGCATAGGAACCGCCAACGATGCGTTAAACGCAGTAGCCGCTACCGGTCGATACACCGGCGAGCAAATGCAGACGGTCGCAACTGGCGTCGCCTCTGCGATGGAGCTTTTGGACATCAAGGTCGGCGCCGCCGTGAAGATGTTTGATTCTTTGGGTCAAGACCCAGTACGGGCGGCGTCAAAACTCAATGCGCAGTATCACTTCCTGACAGCCGAGGTCTTCAACCATATAGTTGCCCTCCAGCAGGCAGGCGACACACAGAAAGCGGCGAGCGTCGCACAGGATGCTCTGGCATCAGCAATGGACAGGCGCACGGCGAACGTGGAGAAAAATGAGGGCATTCTGATAAAGGCGGCGCATTCCATTGGACATGCCTTCAGCCGCGCATGGCACACAGTGACGAGCCTTGGTGCAACAAGCACCCTAGACCAGCGCATTGACGACTTGACGACCAAGATCGCGAATGCAAAAGCGAAACTGGATGCAATCAATAGCGGTGCCGGTCATAGGCTTGGTATCGCGGGTTATGTCCCCTATCAAAGAGGGGCTGGAGTCCAGGCTCAGAAAGACCTAAATGATCTGATGATGCAGCAAGCTGATTTGTTGACGCAGAGTATCCAAAAGAAGATAGATGCGGCGAATAAATCACAGCACGAGAAAACCTTACAGGAAGGAATAACGGCTGCCCAGGCTCTCAGAAACCAAGGTCTGACGCGCGAGCAAGAGCGGTTGCAAGCGATCCTCAAGCTACAGCGGGAGATCAAGGCCGCAGCGGCGGCCGGAACTCTGGAAAAGGGGTTTACATACTCAAACGGGAAATTTGGGGGCGCCCGTTATCAGCAATCGGTTGCTGACATCAACAAGCGCTATGCCGCGCCAAAATCGGGGGCTGCTGGCGGGGGGAACGTGTTCGACATCACGGGCCAGTTGATGAAATCGCTTGCTGCCCAGCAGGCAGCGGACAATCAGGCCACCACGGCGGCCTTGCAACAGTCGCAGAAGCTCGCACTCGGGCAGATCGCCATAGCCAAGCAGGCGATGGAGCATCGGGTGGCAATGGGTCAGGAGGGACTGCGCCAGCAATACGCAGACCTTGCAAAGTTCGAGAATGAGAAGTACGCGCTTGAGCGCGCAACACTCCAGAAGGAACTCGGCCTGCAAGGCGAGAAGCCGGCCTATTACCAGAAGATTCAGAATGAGTTGGCGCTCTTGAAACAAAAGCACGACGAGGCCATGGCGGCTCTTGGGAACAAGAAGCAGCTCGCAATCCGTAATCAGTGGATCAAGACGCTGACCCCGATCTCGCAAGCGTTCGATCAGTCCATAAAGGGCATCATCCGGGGCACTACGACGCTGCACAACGCCATGCGTAACATCTTCCAGTCGATTCTGCTGGGGTTCATCGGCATGGAGGAGAAGAAGCTTGTCAAGCACATTGCAACCGAGATTGCGCAGACCTCGGCGACTGTCGCCGGGACTACCACACGCACGGCAGTCGAGGAGGCGGCGAACAAGAAAAGCCTGCTCTCGACCGCCGCGACGGTCACCAAGAAGATCCTGATGAAGATGTGGGACGTGATGACCGAGGTCTACTCCTCGATCGCGGGCATTCCCTACGTCGGGCCGTTCCTCGCTCCGGCGATGGCCGTCGCGGCGGGCGCGCTTGTTGCCTCCTGGGCCGGACGCGTGGCCTCGGCATCCGGCGGCTGGGCGCAGGTGCCGCATGACCAGATGGCGATGATCCACAAGGATGAGATGGTGCTTCCGGCTTCTATCGCGGGTGCCGTACGCGAGATGGCAGGCGGAGCGGGTGGCGGAGGCGCTACGCATAACTGGCACATCCACGCGGTCGACGGCGAGAGCGTTCGCCGCCTCTTCCTGAACCACCAGCAGGCGCTCGCCGATGCGATGTCCCGCGCCGTCCGTAACGGGAGGTTCCTGACAGCGTGAACATTTATCCCGACCTCCAAGGCCTTTCGTACCCGGTTACGCGCCGGCCGATATTCAAAAACCTGAAGCACGAAACCGTAACCGGCCGCGTCGTAACCGCGACCTACATGCAGTACCCGCTTTACGAGTTCGACCTCTCTTACGATTACCTCTCCGCGGCCGATCGCGAGAGCCTGATCGGATTCTTCCTCGCGCAGGGCGGCGACCTGACGCCCTTCTACTTCGACGCCGGTCCGGGCGACGACGCGGTCACGAAGCAGTCGATCGGTTCGGGCGATGGCGCGGCGAAGACATTCAACCTGCTGCGCGGCCTCGGAAACTTCAGCGAGCCGATCCCGGCGTCATTCGGATCGCCGATTGTCTACACGTCGGGGTATGGCGGAGACGGCGTCGAAAACCTGTTCACCTACTCGCAGCAATTTACGAATGCGGCATGGATTCGGTCGCTAAATAGCGCCTCAACCGCGTTAACTGTTACGGATAATGTGACGGCTGCGCCGGATGGTACCACCACGGCAGCTTCGCTGATACCGGATACGAGCAACGATTATCACCGCCTTGGGCGCGCCATAAATGGCGCGCTGGCAGCCAATACCACCGGGCGCGTCCAGTACTACGTCAAGGCGAACGGCTACACACGCGTCCAGATTTGGGCCTGGTCTGGCGGTGATACGACCACGCAATTTTTCGACCTTTCGGCGGTCACAGCCAGTGGATCGCTTAATCCGACCATCACACCCGATCCGGGCGGCAATGGGTGGTACTTGATTTCGTGCGACGTAGGCCCTTTCACGTCGCCTTCTTCTACCATAATAAGGCCAATACCTTCGTCAGTCGCTTCGTCTTCACAGGCCGCCTACGCCGGCGACGGTACGAGCGGCATTTACGTTTGGGGTGGGTCGCTTGGGCGATATGGAAATCAGGGCTATATCGCAACGACAGCAAGCCCCTACACCTGGTCCGTTCCGGCGAACGGGAAGCAAGTCACCTTTGCCGTCGCGCCTCCCAATAACGCCGCGTTATCCTGGTCCGGGAACTACTACTACCAGTGCCGGTTCCTCCAGGGCTCGCAGCAGTACGACGAGTTCGTCAATCTGCTCTATAACGCGAAGGCCGTCATGCTGAGGACTTACCGGTGAGGACGCTCAGCTCCGCGCTCCAGACGGTACTCGCGAACGGTCCGCCGTTCGTAAAAGCCGACCTCTGGACGATCACGCTCACGAACGGGACCGTCCTCTACTGGACGAACGGCCTCGCGCCGATTACCGTCTCCGGGCATACGTACGCGGTCGGCGCTCCGATCGAGCGCGGGAGCGTGAGCTGGAAGCTGGGCCTTCAGGTCGACGAGCTAAAGGTCACGATTACCGACGACGGGCAGACGACGATCAACGGGCAACCGATCGTAAAAGCGGCCTGGCAGAACATGTTCGACCTCGCCGAGGTTCGTCTCGACCGGTTCGTCTCCGATAGCTGGTCGAATACCGCGGTCGGAAGCGTCGAGTATTTCACGGGGCTCGTCGGGGACGTACAGGTTCACGGGAAGACGGTACAGCTTACGGTCGAGTCGCAGCTCGCGCAGCTTAAGGCGACGTTCCCGCGTACCTACGTGCTCCCGTCCTGCGCGAATACGCTCTACGATGGCGTCTGCGGGCTGCTCGAATCAAACTTTACGCAGTCCGGCAGCATCGGCACGGCGCCAACCGCGACGACCTTCCCGCTCGTCGGGATTTCCGAACCGGACGACTATTACGCGCTTGGGAAGATCAAGTTCA